GATATGTCCAAGATCAGCAGACATATCATAGATAGTTTCCGCATTGTAAAAATGGGTAACACCATCCATGATACCTTTCAAATTATCATCTCCGTAATTCATGAGATAAATAAACAGAAAAAAGGGAAAAAGCAATTCACATTCTTCGTAGGTCTTCCGACTCGAATCACCTTTCATCTTCGCATAACACCGGTAAAAAACCATTATTTCAAATAAGGCCTCACCTATGCTATTAAGATCAGCTGTACCATACACACCTGATGGAACAGATCCGTTCATAAGAAGAAGATCTCCCATGATTTCCATGAAGTAGAATTGTAGGGAAGGAACAAGCCCCCAAATTCGTTTCATCCAGACAGCGTCGTACTTTCCAGACTTCTCCATGACTCTAGCTGCAACCTCAGCAGCATAAATCAACAAGTTCATCAGTTTATCAAACTTCTCGTAATCAGAATCCATCAAGTGATCAAATTGCTGTAAAATCCTAGCAAGCTCGTCCCAATCTTTCGATGTTGCGTTAATGCCAATCTTTGGAGGAAGGAACTTATTATTCTGTTGACACCACAGGAAAAAACCTCCAAAACACTGTCTGAACACTAAAAGCGCTGCAAACTCGCCAGCTGTGAACATGCGAATATTTCCAGATTCATTCTTGGAATGTTTCACAGGTTCATCCTTTAAAGTGGCTTTGAAGAGAAAAGTAGGACTCTCTCCCGCATCCAAGGCCTCATAGATACGGTTGACATAAGATGTCACTTCGGCACTCGGGATCAAATCACCATACTCACCATAGACATGATTAAACTTTGTTCCCTCTCGAGGATATCCAGCAGCAGCTTTGAGGTTAACAACATGCATATTAGTTCCGGGAACTCCATTAATCGCTTGCTTAACACTCAGAGGTCCCATCATAGTTGACAGATCAGCTTGACAATATCGTTTAACAAGAGTTCTCACAGCCGTCTCAATGAGAGCAGAGTCTGTAATAGTCTTTTGTCGATGAACATGGGCTAGATTAACAAGGTGTGGTTCCACCCATGTCCCATCAGGTCGTGTTACAGGACCGAAGTGTGGAGGCTCAAATTCAGGTACAGCCCAAGAAAAATATCTATTAACAGGTGTCTTTTCAACCTCACTCTTAGAAGCATGTCTATACTTATAATCCACCAAACGGCCCAGAGGGAAAAATCTGATATTACCATTATAGTGAACATGATTGAGTATGCTCTTTGGTGAAAT